GTATTTTTGCATCTCTTGATCAATGCGATCTTGCGACCATCCTTCGATGGCTGCTGTTGCAGCTACATCAGCTGGCAAATAGTTATTGTTACCTTCCATAGTTATTATAAGTTACCTGATATTTCTACTTCTTTCTGTTTTTCTAAAGTTCCCTCTTGAGCAAGTTCAGCCATGCGGTGTTGGTGCTTCAAATCTTCCAATAAAGCTTTTTGCTGGTATTCGTTAAGCATTCTTCCTGTCTTAATTTGCTCAAGCGTAGCTTCAGCACGAGCTTTAGCCTCTTGAGCCATTAATGCAGATTTTTGTTGCTCTTGTGCGGTAATTTGAATAGCTCTAATCTTCTCCTCCTCCATTCTCTTTCTTGAACGCTCTTCTGAAAGGTTTAGATACCAAGAGGCAAATTCCTCATTACCCTTCTCTAACTCCTTCTCTATAAATAGGAAGTCACTCATAGTTATTCCAATCATACCACTCTTTCCTGCCTTCATTGACTCTGTGGCGGCTTGCAAAATTATGCGTTTGCGCTCAGTTGTTGGAGCAGATGTCATTGTAATACCTAATTGCTCTAAAGTTAAATCCTCAAAAGCATTTAATGCATTCATTCTCTCCTCTCCAATAATGTTCTCATAATACTTCTTCACATCTTTATCAAAATGCATGTTAGTACGAGATTTTAAAACAATCTTTTTAGCAGCCTTTTCTTTTAATCTCATTAATGCTTTCTTTAAAGGATATAAAGCATGATTTGTTGCATCTACCTCAATTTGAGATACACCTAAACCTTTGTCAGGATTTTCTGTAGGCATAGCCGCCATAGAAGGTGTTATACCAGCTAAATCCATAACTCTATTCATATCATCCTGCCAACATGTTAACCACTCCTGTAATTGAGGACCTATACCTCCAGGAAGTTCATTAATAGCATTATAACCACCACCCTTATTAAGAATGTCGGTTTTAGATTGAATGAACTGATTACCTGTTTGACGACGAATACGAATAAGCTCTAATGGAGACATCTTACCAAATCCCATATCCATATTAGCCAATAGACCAATATCAAGAATAAGACCTTTAGGTGCAGCACTCCATTTAGCGGCTTGAAGTTTAATCCAAGTCAACATTAAAGAATCAAGATGCGGCTTCCATCTTTCTATGATAGATTTTCCTGGTATACGCTCAAAGAAATATGATAATACTACATTACCTTTTGTATCTCTCATCATATTCTTTTGCAAACCATAATCATAAACAAATTTAGTTCCAAGAATATGTTTGCCTTCGTATAAATTCTGAACACATGTTACGTCCGTCTTTCTCTTTCTACCATCAGCATAAGGCTTCTTTATCTGTCCAAACTCCTCTTTTCCATATACATAAACACCATCCTTTTTCTGACGTCCTGTAAAGTATTCGTAATCATTTGCTTTATATTCAAAATGAAGAACCTCTACAACAAAATCCTCCCAAATATATCTTCCAGTTACAGGGTCTTTGCGATTGAAATTAAAATCCTTGTCGCTATACCCTTGAGTTTCATAATAAATTCGAGCAAGATTTTCAAGGTCCATAGGCGTAGCACCCAAAGCCAAAAGCTTATCTTTAATATCTTTAATTTGAACTCGCTCAATATGACCTGCAAAAGCTGGTTCCTGTTCTTCATTTTCATCTATATATGCTGTTACAAATGATGCTGGATTTACAAACTTAACTCTTGTAGACCCATCATCTTCTGTGTATACACGACCAACAGAGAAATTAGTTTCAACTAATTTTTCAACAGTGCGTAAACGAATCTTGTCCCAATCACTTATGTTAAAAGTGTGCTCAACAATATCCTCCATAGCAGATTCTAAAGGAAGTTGAAATCCATGATATTTTTCATACATATTCAACTCCGACTCACTACTTGGCGCCCAATCATATTTAACTTCAGGTAATCCAATCTCTAATCTTATTGGATTTAAAATTGTATTATCATAATACATCTTCCATTTAAGATACTGCTTTTCATATTTAGCATCTTTTGTCAAACACTCAACATTAACCTTATAGTCACTTGAAGAAAGAACTGATTTTATAACAGAAACAAATTTTGGAGCAGGACTTACAATCTCATAACTTACGTTAGTGTAAGCTTTTCGAGAATATTCTGTAAAATTCCTATCTGTTTGATTCTTATCATTCTTAACACCTAAGAACCAATCCCTATATGGAGCAGATGACTGTCGAGCCTCAGAATAATCAACCATCATTTGGAACCAACCTGTGGCGCTATGACCAAACAGAGTTCTACCATTATACCAACGAGAGTATATAGCTTGGGCTACTTGACGAATATAGTCAAGCTGATTTTTTTCTTCTTTTGGTACATTATCGGACGGAAATCCGATTATTTCGCTGAATTTCAACATTACTGGCAAATATATGAATGTATTGCAAAATTAGTATGCATTTTTTAATATTTATTCAACTTAATCAAAAAATTCAAGTAGATCGTTCATTATTCTTGTTGAATTTGCCTCTTGAATGTATTTTGGAAATGCGCTCTTAGATCCAAGAAGAGCCATACCGCCTGCTGAGAATAAGTCATAGTTAGTCATTTCACTTGGGTCATTTATTTCTAAACATTCCTCAAGAAGCTCTAAGTGATTGTCATATTTACCAAACATTCTAATGTAATTCATGTATTCTGTAAATATCTGTTCCTTGTCGGCCTCACCAGTATATCTACCTGGCGCAGGAACTAACTTTCCGTTAGCATCTATATCGTTTAATAAATATCCCTCATATCCCCACTCTCTAAATTTCTCTATAACTATAGGTACGTTTCTTTCAGGATAAACGTGCGCCCCAAATAATAAAGCAAGCTTCAACATGTCCTCACAATAAGTATTACCATCGTCAACACGTATATTATATGTTACAACAAACTTATTTGAAATCCATTGGTCTAACGGCTTATCTGTATAATCAACACTTGGGTCATGTTTATAAAATAAAGCACCTCCACCATTAGACTTACGCCTACCCTTAACATCTCGGTTGTTAAACTTAAACGGGTCACATCCAAGAATATATCTATTTACAACTTCAGATGCAGGATACCAACTATTTCTTTCCGAGTCAAAATACTTTTTGTTTCTAAACTCATCGCTCGGAAGATATGAAACAACATACTTTCCTTCAGGATCATCTGTAACAACAACATTACTACCAAAGTTAGTAGACCAATCTAAACGAACAGTTCTTGTTCTAAATAATCTATCAAACTTCAACTGATTGATTCTACTTCTTAATATTGATAAATCAAAGTTAGAGTTCTTACTTGCTTTAGAGGCGGCTTCCTGTAAAGTCCATGGGTTATCTCGTATCTCACCATTTAATCTCAAGTCAAGCCCCTTCTCCTCAAGATCCTTTCGAGTGTTCATCAATATTGTTTTAGCTCCACGAGTAACGATATTCCCCTCAAGGTTTCTGACTGGTTCCATTGGATCTTCAATGATTGAGATGCCGTATTCATCCACACATTCGTCATACCCGTCGTATGCTGGGATGAAAAGCGTGAATAAACCGCTTGTGGTGAATCCGTTTTCGTTTCGCTCGTCATAATATGATGATTTAATTAAGTCAAAAAATTCCTTACCACCACCTGCTTCAAATTCACCAAGAGTAGATGTGAACATTGCCAATCCATTAATACGTAAACCTTGAGACAGGCATTTACGAACAACGTCCTGCCATCTTCTTGGAATAGACACACCACTATCTCCGTGCTTACCACCCTCATCATCTAAATACGCATGTAGCTTCTGTCCATCAAAAGCCCTCTCACTCGAAGCGCGGGCTTCAATCCAACCGTCATGGCTTGCTATTCTATTCTGAGAAACACCCTGAGTTCTTGCGGCTGGATATGTAAATGATAGCTTCTCTTTTGGAAAGTCAGTACCATCATGAGCTGGCTTATAAAAAAATGGTATTTTTCGCCACGGTTTAACAATCTTATCTAAATAAACGTCCTCCTTAGCTTGACGTTCAGTAATCGACTGTATTCCACCCTTCTGTTGCTTTCTTTCTGTTGTAATGCAGTATAATATACAAGATGCTTGAGATGTCGCGCCTATACGCCTTCTTTTTGGAAATATGTATCCATAACAAGTCCTATATCCCATGTCAACAACATATTTACCTTCGTCAATGTAAGCAGCTGAATATTTAGACGCAAAATCTTCGGCGTTCTTAACTCTTTGGAAAAACTTCTGCTTTATTTCACCATCTGTTCTAAATGTAACTCTATACTTGTATACAGCTTCTGTTGTTGTATAACAGTATTTAGCAAATATAAATATGCGGCGATCCAAATCTCTGTACCAAGGCAAAGAGTCATTACGTGTTTCGTTTTGAATATCCCAAAAGTTTAAATATACATAATGCCAGCCGTCCATGTATGTAGGCTTTCCATTATTGAAAAACCAATATCCTTGATAGCGCCTTTTTATTTGTAATTGAATCCAATCAATTTCGTTCTTATACTCTAATCTATTTTCCTCTAATTCAGAGTATATATCATCTTGAGTAACAGCCTCCCTTTTCTTCAACCTCTTCTTTCTTCTTATAATGTCTTGAATATTCTTTAATTTATCAGGAACAACTTGGTGCTTAAACTTTTGATTTTTAGGATGTAATCCATAACCATCAATCAACTGAACAGCTTCATTCCACGGTTTTCCAAAAAACGATTCAATAGTGGGTAGTTTAACTTTCAAAGTTTCAAGCACAGGATCATCACCGTGATATACGGCGTACTCATCCTCTTTTTTATATGTGTCGTGATATTTGCTAATTGCCAATTTCAGGGAATATTTGATTAGCCTTTGCCTTTCCTGGTATAACAGCCTCTGGAGCAAACATCATATACTCTTCAGGTCTTATTCCTAAGTTCTCTTGAGCTAAGAATTTAGTTATTTCATGCTCAAGTGATTTTGTTGTCTCTCCCTGCATGAATCTATCTCTTGCATCACTCAGCTGTCTACGAACCGTCTCAATATTTGCTAAGTGGTTCTTTTGGTCAGCTGGATCCTCTGGTAATTCTAACTCAAGAAGATTATACAACATCTCCTCAGCACGTATCATGATAGCCCAATCCTCAGGTTGTTGCAATCTCAAAAATAATAAAATCTTAGACCTTACATTTGAATTTTTATTCAGAAGTATGTCATTATATGCTTTAGGGTATGAGCCATCATCATGAGGTTCAACACCAAGCTCTCTTAATGCCCAAGACTTTCTTTTATTTAATTGAGGATAAGCTTCAATACCTGGACTTCCAGGACTATACATCAATATAATATAGCGCATAACAAAGTCTGGAGTTATATCACTTGGAAGCCCTATTGATTGACCAAATATTGTTGCGTATTGAGAAAGGTCATGAAATTTAAATAGAACCTGCTCCGTACTTGGGATACGGTCAATCCTATATTTCATTTTTACAAATCTACTATTATCCATTTTGTTTTGCAATTACAGAATGCGATTGGAAATATACAAAAGGCTCTAAAATACGATTATATGAAAATTCAAGGTCTATTGGATTTATACGTCTTGTTTTAATAATCTCGCCTACACTACAATCAACCTTTTTCCAATTTGATTTTAAAAAGTTCTTTCTCCAATCATACTTTAAATCTCCAGACGGAGTGTATACTACTTCAAAGATATCAGGCTCCTCTCCAACAAGATTAGTATGGTCTAATATTATTAATTTACTTGGAGCTTCTTTTTGGACTCTTTTACATATCAAAAAGTCATTCAAAGACAAAAACTCATCACCCCTTTTTCTCAACACAAGTTCTTTATACGGCAAAAGGAGTAGATTAACAACCTCTCCGTTTTCTTCATACATATAATGAAACTCATCCTCTTTATTGCTTAAAGAAATCTTAGCAATAGCGTCTTGAGTAAACCAAACCTGATCACCCGACTTTACCTCAACAGGTCCGTCCCATGCATAATTAAGTTTGGGCCAATCAGCTTGATCACTTACAGATACAACTGTACCGTAACGTGCAGATGCTAATATTTTAGCCTCATCACTTTTTGCTGAGAAACTAAACTTCTTTTCACCCAATAAAAAATCTGTAGTTAATACGTATGGTATACGTACAATTACACGACCTCTTCCAGGTCTAATTTTTTCAACTTCTTCCTTGTTCAGAATCATATAACTAATTATAAGTCAACATCTCAAAAGATAAACCAATAACTTTATGTTATTGAATTATATCAAGATTGTATTTTTGTTTTGCCTTACCTTCCTGTTCAGAATTGGCGTCACAACGGTGGCGCCTTTTCTGTTTAATGATCCCTTACTTGCGTAAAGCTTGGAATCAAAATATTTGCCGTACTACCATCTTCTGACTCTCTGGCATAATCAAATGACAATATGTATCCACCAATAGGCTTTGGAGGTCTACCCTTTTCAACGTGATATCCAAAGTCACCATATCCATACTCCTCTTTATATGCGGCTGTTCTAATATGATGAACGTACCTATGCTTAACTTTATACCCTCCTTTTGGTGTATAATCTAAAGACTCCTGCCCATCAATAACATGATATAACTCGTGAACGTGACCCATCCAAATACAATCAGCTCCTGATACCATAACTCCCATTCTGTTGTTTTGTATAACACCTTTTGTAACAGGTCCACCGCCCCCTGTGCCGTGGTAATATTTCACGTTAAAAGCATGCGATGAATGGCTCTTATACTTTAACTGCAACTTCCACCAACCACCATAACCTCCGGTAACAGTTTTACTTTTATTCTTATAGTTGGATAAGTCAACAAATCTCTGAAGGGGATCTGTTTCTGTATTCTTGATAATTGCCGTTTCGTGGTTTCCATATCCAATCCATGCAATATTATTCATATATGGAGACCACCAATCTACAGCATCCTCTATTACGGCGTCCAAATAATTATGTACGTTATGCTCAGGTCTGATATCCTTTTTATTTCTACGAGGGTCCCACTTACCTTGCATCAAACAGAAGAAGTCCCCATTAATAACAATTCCCATATCTTCCTCAATGGCCATGTCTAAGTGTTTCTTTAAAATATCTCTCTTACATTTAGGGTTGTCCCAATGGATATCTGATAACATCATCCATTTTTTGTCTGAAGAACATTCTGTAATCAAAATATTCTTAGCATACTTTATTGTATTCATTAATTAAATTTAAATTTATTTAAATCTTTCACATATTGACCATACAAAATTGAAAACTCTTTAGCATTACCTTTTATGATAACGTAGCTATTTGTAACTAAATAAAGCATTGTTCTTTTATTAGAATACCCTTCAGATGCAACATCGTGAGATATGTAAGATATATCGTCCATTCTTATATAAGATGGAACCCATTGAGTTGTTTTTTCTTCAGAAAACTCATCTCCATCAAATACATCCATTAGAATATAGCAATGCAGTAATCCATTCTCATCTATGAAGAAATCTTTATTCATATTTGTAAATTTACTAAACACCATTACTACAAGTGCGTATTTGTGGATATAAAAAATAAAAGGGAGCCGAAGCTCCCATCTATTGGTTAAAACGGTAAATCATCGTCTACCGGTTCTGGTTTTGTAGATATTTTTGTACTTTTTTGTTTAGGAGCAGCCTCCTTAACTTCAATTCCAAATACATTAAGAGAAGTATAATACTTTCCATTATACTCTCTTGATCGTATTGAAAATTTAACATTTGATACATCTCCAACACTTGGCTTTGGTGTTGAATCTAAGGATTTACCTCCAAGCGTAAATGCATACGTGTCTTTGTAGGTTGTTCCATTAACATCTCTTTCTGTCTCGACAACAAACTCAATGAAGTCGAATTGCCCTCGAGTCTGAAGCTCGCTGACAGCTACCACGGTTCCTGTAATATTAAACATTGTAATTAATTTTTAACAAATATAAACATTTGTCCTACTATGTCAAATCTTTTTTATTAACAAAACCAATGTTGATAGATTATATTGACTTTTTTGTTTTGATGTGTATATTTGCCATGTCGAAAGACAGTTAGAGTAGCAGCTAACTAAAGAACTTTAAATAGCCCTGTGATTTAGGACGTGTCTGCTACCACTCCTAAGTTACAGGGTTTATTTTTCAAAATTATGAATAATACAGGTAAAATTGTAAGAGCTAAAACCGATAGCGACTTTACGGTTATTAGCAACAAGCTTCTTCAGGATTGCTCTATGTCTTTTGAAGAAAAGGGTCTTTTAGTTTTTTTGCTGAGTCTGCCAAATGATTGGATTTTATTTAAATCTAATCTGCATGAAAAAACAAATCAGTCAAAAGGTACTGTAGATCGTGTTTTTAAACTGCTTCAAGATAAAGGGTATATTGTTAGTGTAAAGATAATTGACAAGAATACTAAACTATTTAAGGGTTGGAACCATGTTGTGTATGAACAACCTGTAAATGATGAAGTCCGACATCAAGATTTACCGACATCGGGATTTGCCGACATCGGTAAAAGTCAGCCTATACAAATACACAGTATAACAAATACACATATAGACAAAATAAAGAAAGAAAATATAAAAAGAAAGAAAGTTGATTTTGAGCCGCCTACGATTGATGAAGTTAAAAGATATTTCATAGAAAATGGGTATTCACCAATCAAGGGTGAGCAGGCATACAACTACTACTCAAGCTCAAACTGGATTGATAAGAACAATAAGCCAGTTTTAAATTGGAAGTTAAAAATGCAGCTATGGTTTAAACCTGAGGATAAGATTGATGTGTCCAAAATGGCATTTGAGGTTGAGAACCCTGAGCAATATGAGGGATATAATCAATGGCTGCATGTTGATACCAAATACACCAAATCTCTTGATGAAAATAAAATCTGGAGATATAAAGCAAAACCAATCGGATTTAAATAATATGAATAACTACAAGAAAATGGCTTTGAGTTTAGTAGACATGCACTACCGACTCATCACTTCGGAAGCCGACGACAACAAAGCATGGGAGCAGGCAGTAGAACACGCTAAGGTAACTTGTAATACAGTTCTTGATAATACAAATAACCTGCTTGTCAGAGAAAATTTTTTAACCTACGAAAAAATACTTGAAGAATTATGGAATATATGACACCGCGAGAAAAGGCTATCTTCTTAATCGAAAGATTTGGATTCAAGGGGTCTAAGGTTATAGCATCACACATGTCAGAACAAATGGGTAAGGTTGCTCTATTTGCGTCTACTGAAGATGTGCGTGACGAATTTAAAAATGAAAGGTTTTATTGGGATACGGTTTTAGAAATAATTAAGAAGGAATGGCTACAGAGAAAATTGTCAATTTAGAAAACAGAAAGACCTACATAATACAAGCAGGTAGGGTAGGTGAAAACGCAATGTCATGCCCAGTATGTTCTCAGGACAGAAAAAAGGCAAGCGTTAAGTGTATGTCATTCAACACAATAGAAGGTGTTGGTAAGTGTAATCATTGTGGCGCAAGGTTCGTTAGAAAGAGCGAGGATAAGGAGACACCAAGATATACAAGACCGGTACCGCCTGCAAATGTAACAGCACTTCCCGACAAGGTTGTAGAATGGTTTAAAGGTAGAGGAATATCATCATCTACATTAATTGACTTTAAGGTTACACACGGAAGGCAATTCTTTCCTCAAGTCGAGAAGGAGAGGAACTGCATTAACTTCAACTACTATAGAAGAGGTGAGCTGATAAATGTAAAATACAGGGATGCAGAAAAGAATTTCCGACTTGTAAAAGATGCCGAGTTGATATTATACAACTTAGACAGTATTGAGAAAAGCTACGTTGTAATAACCGAGGGGGAAATAGATGCTATGGCGTATCACGAGGTTGGAATACTTTCAGTAGTTTCTGTTCCAAATGGAGCATCTAAAAACAACCGCCTACAATACATTGACAACTGTATAGACGAACTTGAGGGAGTGGAAAGGATATATATAGCAACCGATGATGATGAGCCAGGACGTGTTCTTCAGGAGGAGATTGCTCGCAGGCTTGGTAAGGAGAGATGTAGACGTGTATCATTCTTTGGAAGTAAGGATGCAAATGAGCTGTTGATGATAGACCCACTTATGCTTCCTAAGACATTGGAAGCCGCAGAAGAGTATCCCCTTGAAGGAGTAGTAACAGTAGATAATCTATCTGAGGATATATGGAGATTAAGAAGGGATGGATTAAAGCGTGGTTGCGACATATCTATTGATGAGTTTAATGACCTGCTTACATTTGTTCCTGGATATGTAACTGGCGTTACTGGTATACCAAACCATGGTAAGTCGGAGTTTCTTGATCAGATTATAGTAGACCTGTCTGTTAAGCACGATTGGAGATTTGGAATATTCTCCCCTGAGAACTATCCACTTCAACTGCACTTTGCAAAGCTGGCTTCAAAATTAACAGGTGTTTCATTTAATGAGACAAGCGACTCACAGATAATATCGGCTATGAATTATTGCAGGGACAATTTCTTCTACATAGTTCCAGAGGAGGATAATAGTCTCGACTCAATAATAGAACACGCAAAGAACCTTGTTAAGAGGTACGGAATTAACGCAATCGTAATAGATGCGTGGAATAAGCTTGACCACAATTACGTAGGTACAGAAACGCAACACATCTCAAAAGAACTTGATAAGCTAATATCATTCTGTAGAAAGTACAGCGTTCACGCCTTTGTAGTAGCCCACCCAACGAAAATGTCAAGAGACCCAAAGACGCAAGCATATAACGTGGCTACACTATACGATATGGCAGGGTCAGCACACTTCTACAACAAGATGGATAATGGTATATCCGTGTACCGAGAGTTCTTCCCCGATGGATCATCACAACCACAAATCTATGTTCAAAAGGTTAAATTCAAACACTGGGGACAACAGGGTAGTGTAACTCTACAATATGATATCCCAAGTGGTAGATATTATTTTTTTGGAAAACGAGATAGAAGTTCTTATATTAGCAGGGAATTTATCCACAAACAGGAATTAGACCTATGATCAAGGAACTCACAACAATGGTTAAGCCACACATGGTAAACCAATTCTTAGAGGTAATAATCAATAACGAATACGATAAAATAAAACAGGAGGCTATGGAAATGCTTGAAGAAATCAAGTCTAACATTGATGTAAAACTTCACATCAAAAGATTCATGGACGTGACTCTATCCTGCTGCTCAGATTCATTTGGGACTACACCCGAAGAAATCCGAAGCCGCAATAGACGAAGCCATATCATAGATGCAAAGAGGGCGTACATGTGGATAATCAAATCATCAACAGGTTGCACACATAGATTTATAAGTGATAACCTTGAGATGCACCACTCGTCAGTAATACATCACCTAAACACAGTAGAGGCATATCTAATGTATAACCCCGACTTTAAAGCAAAGTTAAATGCGATTGTAACAAATTTAAAACAAATTGGTTACACGGAGCCATCAGAACAATTTGTTAATCATGTGAATAGAGCAGAGCAAAGAAAGAGAAGAAATAGAGA